CTTTATGAACGCGAAACGCATCCAAAGACTGCTAGAAATGGCGCATCCTCTGTGTTTGGACATCAAACGACAGAAAAAGCACATTTCTATCATTCTTCGCAAGGGGCGAATCGTGTCTATCGGGTGCAACCGCTTCAAAACTCACCCCCGAGCCAAGGAAAAGGGGTATATGTTTGAAGAAATGCACTCTGAATTGGACGCATTTTTGAAATTAGACGCTCCTGAACGGGGATTAGTGCTTTTTAATGTGCGTTTCAACAATTTGGGGCAAATGCGGATGGCACGCCCGTGTGAACGGTGTATGCCGTGGTGTGTTGGTGCATTTTCAGAGATTTGGTACACCACAGATGAGGGTGTAATGCTGCACGGCGAGTCTCTACTGCCGCTAAATATAGTATTACCCCATCAGGAGAAGCATTCAAATGAAGAAGTTTTCACAATTTCTTGACCAAAACGAACTAAACGAGTGGATTAATCGCAAAGACACAAGCGAGACTCCACTAGTTGAAGCCAAACTGTCTCGCGTTTTCCAATATGTGGAAGACGATAGCAAGGATTTCGGTATTGTGAGTTCTTTCCGTGGCGGATTAAGCAACGAAGAAAACATGAAGCGTCACGCTGATCTCAAGGCTCGTGTTCGCAAGATGGGATACGGCTACATTGAGATGAAGGGCGGCTACCAAGAAGAAGGTGGCGTTGTGGAAGAGTTGAGTCTACTGATTCCTCAAATCAAGAAGTCTGAAATTGTGCAGTTGGGTCGCCATTACGAGCAACACAGCGTGATGTACAAGAACAATGAGGACTTTTTCTATATCGGCACAAACGAAAGTGCTGGTGTTGGCAAGGTTCTTATGCGCTTCAAGAAGGGCGAAGGGCAACAGAATCTTGAACTAGCCAAGCACAAGGTTTCACAATTCTTCTCGCAGTTGCGTAAGGGCGATCACGCAAACAAGAAGTTTGTGTTTAATGTCAAGGACGAACCACAACACGCAGGCGAGCAGGAAAAGAGTGGAGAAAGTGCCACTACTGCACACAAGCACCGCCCCGGTGATGTGTGGAAGACCTCTAGCGGATTGTTTGGTGCAATGAACGATGCAAGGCAATACGAATACTTTGAAGACCAAGACGCTGCGCGTCGTTACGCCAAGAAGACCAAGAGCGGTTACAAGATTCAAGAGCGTGAAGAGTGGAGTTTTTCCAAGGCTGCGTATCTGCGTCGTGGTGAAGACCCCAAGTGGATCACAATTTTTGAGGAATTGAACGACGAAAACTCCTAAATAGTTTAGGAGCAAAATGTCTAAAATCCCCAAGTCTTCTCGGGATAAATTAAAAACTTTACTCTTAAAAAATGCCGTTTCTAAAATTAGAAATGGCGGACGCTGTGGTTGCACCAAGCCCAAATCAAATAATCGGAATTCTCGTTAGGGGCTTGACACCCCTCCGATTTGTGGTAACATATATGTGAAAGGAGTTCATCCATGAACCTCAAGACTCTTCTAGCCTCTGCCGTTCTCGCAACATCTACTCTGTTCGCCTCTTCCGCTTCGGCGCAGTACGGGGGCAGCGCAATCGGTGTAAACTTCGGTGGTGGCTACAGTACCACCAAGGTTGATACGCCGCAGGGAACTTATAGGGTTTCCAACAGTTACATTGGCGGCGGCATCGGTGTGAACGCTGCAAGTGGCTACGGCGGCGGTTACGGTGGCTACGGCTACGGTGGTGGCTACGGTGGCTACGGCAGTCCTGTTGGCTACGGCTGTGTGCCTGTGTACTCGCCGTTCACGCGCTGCTACGGTGCGCCCATCTATCCTGCCGTTGTGGTTCCGTACTACGGTGGTTGCGCTGTGCCTGTGTATCCCGTGTGTGGTGGTCAGTTCATTGTTCGCTAAACTTCTGAAAACGGAGACATTCAAAATGCGATTCGCGTCTACTGCCCTTGTTTCGTCTTTCCTGTTCTGTGGTTTTGGTTGCTACACGCAAACCGACATCACGCGAACCGTGACCATGCCTGATGGCAAGGTGGAGACTTATGTGAACAAGAGCAATGGCTACAACTATAATCCCAACTTCACGGGCACGAACGAGCAGTCGGTTCATGTGCGTGATTACGGTTACGGCCCAATCTACGGCGGTGGCATGGGCATGGGTGGTGTTGGTATGGGTATGCCGTATGGTGGCTACGGTGCAGTTCCTGTGGTTCCCGTGGTTGTTCCTAACTACGGTCAGTACGGATACCCCTACTGAACCGTTCAGGTTTCTACTGGTCTTTCCCTCGCAGCGGTTGAAAAGATCAGATTACGGGCCTATCGTCTAGTGGTCTAGGATAGGAGGCTTTCATCCTCTTGACCGGAGTTCGAATCTCCGTAGGCTCACTTAATCTGCGTTTGTTGTTTGGCGAAGTAGTTCAGATGGCAGAACAATCCTTTCATACGGGATAAGTCGTTGGTTCAATTCCAACCTTCGCCATTTTTCATTGTTAAGACCTAGTTCAACACTCTTCCCAAATCAACATACCAGTATGGAAGACCTACAGATTGTATTTCTTATTGTTTCGGGGCTGTCCGCATTCGTTGCTGCCCAAATGTGGTTTTACAGACGGGCGTATTCCACGGGATACGCACACGGTCGCCACGCAGGGTTTAGCGAAGGCTTATGGAAATCCGCAGAACGCTCTAATCGGAAGGATAGCCGCCTCCTAAATACTTGAAGTATTTGGAAGACGATGATACCGATCTTTCAAATATTCGGGACGAGATGCTAGCGGTGCTGAACCAAACCAAGTACCTGCTGTCTCTCAAATAAGTCCGATAACAGGCAGTCCCATAATCTACGGCATAGGGTGGTGGAAACAGGGATTTCCGTGCTGTACAGCCGCCGTGGATGCCCTGTGCTGCATTTGGGGGTGCGGATAGACTGGCGGCACGGTTAAGGGGTAAAACGCCCCATTCCTTCTGCAAAACCGTTTAAACAGAAATCGCATTATTTCAGCGTTGACAACGCGGTTTTTGCGTGTATGATGCTGCCAACGCATCAGTGGAATGCAGCACGCTAAATATGACGCATGAACGAAAGGTTGGATATGGAAGTAAACAATGCACGGTTTCCTAAAGAAGTAGAAGTACACGCTCAAAAATATGGAGTTTCGTATATTGACTCCGTGATTGCGGTGTGTGAGCGGTACGGGATTGAACCCCAAGTAGCCGCTAAATTCCTGAACAAGCCCATAATTGAAAAGATACGGGCTGAAGGACAGAATTTGAATCTGCTTCCCAAGAAGGCAAAACTTCCTATTTGACACTTGACAAGCCGTAGGTATTGGGGTATATTGCTCCTAAATACCTGTGTCTGAATTGTTCGTCAACACATCAACACACAGTACAAATAGTACAAGGAGATACGCATGAGTTTCAAGGATATGAAGAGCCGTTCCAAGTCGCCCACTTCCTACCAGTCCCTTGCGGCTGAAATGGAAAAACTGAACAAGCGTTCAGAGTCCTACAAGGACGACCGATTTTGGAAGCCCGCACTAGACAAGACTTCTAACGGATACGCGGTGATCCGCTTCCTACCTGCGGTTGAAGGTGAAGACCTGCCGTGGGCACGAGTGTGGAATCACGGTTTCCGTGGTCCGGGTGGTTGGTACATTGAGAATTCGCTCACCACCATTGGTCTAAAGGATCCGGTTTCGGAACTGAATTCGCAGTTGTGGAACAGCGGTAGCGACGAGGACAAGAAGTTGGCTCGTGACCGCAAGCGTCGCCTGTCGTATGTCAGCAACATTCTTGTGGTCAGCGATCCCAAGAATCCTGAAAACGAGGGCAAGGTGTTCCTGTTCCGTTACGGCAAGAAGATTTTTGAGAAGATTCAGAGTGCCATGAATCCTGAATATCAGGACGAGAAGCCGCTGAACCCATTTGATTTTTGGGGTGGCGCAGACTTCAAGTTGAAGATTCGTCAGGTGGACGGCTATGTGAACTACGACCGCAGCGAGTTCGCTGAATCTGCTCCGCTAATGGGTGGAGACGACAAGGCTCTTGAGGAGTTGTGGAAGAAGCAGCATCCTCTCAAGGAGTTTACTGATCCCAAGAATTTCAAGTCTTACGATGAGTTGAAGACACGGCTCCACGAGATTCTCGGTGGTGATATCCGTGCGTCTGTCAACGAATCCGCTGCGAAGGGTGGTGCGGAAACTGCCTCTTTTGATGATGAAGACGAAACCCCGCGTCCCCAGACGCGCAAGCCTGTGGCTGCTCCTGCTCCCAATAAGGAGCAGAAGCGTGTGGTGGAGTCTAGTGATGACTCGGAGGACGCGCTGTCGTACTTTGAGAAGTTGGCAGGCGACGAGTAATCGCTCACCTTCACGGCACGAAAAGGGCACGCTTCGGCGTGCCTTTTTCTTTTATAGAGATGCGCGTTCTGCGGACTTTAGAGTGGGATCGTTGTTTCGTACACCCGCTCCCGTGTTGTTGTTCACGGTAATAGCGTTGTTGGTTGTCTTGGGAGCATTGACTGCATTTACTGTGGGTGCAGGTGCGGAATCCATTTGCTTGGCTTGTTCTGCTGCATCTCGTGCGCTGTCTAGTTGCATGGTTGTTCTGCCCACATCGGTTGACGGGGTTGATGGGGGAACAATGGTTCCGCTCTCCATTGAATACATTTGAGTGTACAGACTTTGCCGCCTTGTGTTTAGTTCTGCTCGCCGTGCGTTTAGTTTATTTTGTCCTTCAATAGTTCTATATGGATTTGAAGGATCGGGGTCTTGAGCGACAACTTCTAGTTTTCGCATCTCTTCATTGATTGTGTCAATTTCTCTTTGTATTGATGCTTTTCCATTTGATGCTTCTGGAATTGCTGCGGCAGGTGTTGTTTTCTCAATTGTTCCCGCGACTGGTGGAATTTGTTCGGGAACAGGAGGTAGAGGTGGAAGAGCAACAGCAGTCGGATCTGCTTCCATGATCTTGCTTTTGAAAAATTCTGTATCTTCTCCTGCACCATTTTGACTCTCATAGGTTGACAATTCCATTAGTGCTTGAGTGCCAGACATTTTGCCTTCACGCACAAGTTGTGCTAACTGTCTTGGATCTGTTGCTCTTTTTGCTGTATATTCTGGAGACGATACTGCTGCTTGGTGTGCTGTTTCTATTTTCTTGTCCATTTCTGCGCGCTGTCTGTCTCTTTCCACATCTCCAAATGTCCAAGTATCAGACTCCATCATTTTATCTGCTAGATTAGTTCCAAAAAGAGTGTCAACTCCTTTGTTTACCAAGTACGCACCACCTAATCCAATTGCTGCTCCACCAAGAACTGCTCCTGCCACTGGTGCTGCTGCCGCTAATCCACCAACAACAGAAGGAGCAAATCCTGCTATCGTGCTAGCAACAGCGGGTATGTACTCTTTTATGCCACCAAGCATACTACCAATCATTCCGCTTATGCCGCCACCCTCTTTTTTAACTTCAGCCCCTCCTCCACCTAATCCCATCATTTTCTTTAGTTTTCCAAACATTCCAGCCTTGGCGTTCTCTGCTTCTCTTTTGGCTTCTTCTTTTTTCAATTCTTCTTGGGCAGGATCGTATTGGTCAACCAAAATGGATTTAATGTCTTTTACTTGGGATAGAATATTTGTTAGTGTGTCTACTACTGCCTTTCCACCAAACACTCCTGTGGATTTGCCTCCACCCATAATTTTAGACACAGTAGTGCCACCCGGAATTGGTGGAGTTGTGTCTGCCCCACCCATCAGGGACGGCGACGGCTCTATTTCTGCTCCTCCCCGTCTGCCGTATAGGCTGGTTCGTCCTGCTTGAGAAATCTCTCCAGCCAGTGTTGAAAGGGCTTCTGCTTCTTCTTCTTTTCGTTCACGGCGGCTTTGCAGAGATCGACTTAAAATACCACCAATGAGTGGAATTTTTGCTGCCATTCTTTCGGGAATCTTTTTGGCAAAGTCTGTTATTTTTTCTTTAGCCGCAGCCTTGACACCGCTTTCTTTGGAAAGTGGCTTTTCAATCTTGGCAATCATTTCTAGTATCTTGCCTGCAATTGCTGATTCTCTGCCACCACCTGTACCAAATACTTTGTTTGTTACCTTTTTATAGGTTTGCAGGCGTTGTAGAATTTTGCGTTTTTCTTGTACAGTTTTAGCCCGTACTGCCATTTCTCCAAGACGAACCACACTTTCAAGAATTTCATATGCAGCAGATTGATCTACGGTCTTGTCGTATCGTTTGCCAAAGATGTTTTCATTTTCAGACACCAATACTTCTGCTGTTTGGCGTAAACCGTCAAGAACAGCGTCTTGAAGTTCAGACTGTTCTCCTCCCAAGTCATTCATGGTTTGAAGAAGGGCTTTTCGGAAACCAGAAATTTCTTCTGTGATTTGTTCAGGTGTTACAGTTGGGCCGGCAGGAGCCGCAGCAGGTGCAGATGGTGCTGCTGTAACCGTGGTTGTTGTGGTTGTGGCAGAAGTGGTTTTGGTTTTAAAACGACCAGTCGCCGGATCTTTCTCGCTTGCTGATCGTCCTCTACCTGGCCCTTTTTTTGATTTCTTCGCCATGCGCTATTGGTTACTTTCTATTTTTTGCTTTCTCTTTTTCTTCTTTCAAATAAGATATCAGCAAATTTATGTATACCTCACGCTCCCAAGGAATTAGTGACTCCAACTCTTCCAAAGAGTACTTGTGGTGCTGCATTAATGAAAAATTGGTTCGGTAAAACGCTGACAGATCACTGTGTGTCAGCATTAGAGAAAAAAATCAGTTAAATTCTCCAAAAGTACCGATACTTTGTTCTTGCAGTTTGGGCACGGAAACGAGAACTCGTACTCCACAGAGGGTGCAGATTCCAAATATTCGGTAATTTCTTTGAACTGATCGGGTAGAAGGTGTTCAATAAACAGGGTCACATCTTCTTCCTTTATTGCACCACGCTCGTACACTTCGTCTTTGTACATTACCTTGTCCACGCACGAGTACGCCATCTCAAACAGCATGGTGGTCTGGTCTTTGGTTACATCCAAATCGTGAATGGTTGGATACCGCATTATAAGCGTAACATCGTCGTTGATCTTTATGTTGGGTGACTTTTCTTCAGCCTTTACTTTGGTCTGAATACGATCAATATTGATTTTGATAGGGGTCTTGCCCTCGCAGAACGAGCACTTTACCGTTGGCTTTAGTTCTTCGCCTATGGATTTTGCGCGAATCTGCAACATGGCGTAGTTGGCATCTGATGCTGGAATCTTCTTGGTGTCTAGGCGATTCTCGGTGCACGCAAGAATCATGTTTCGCACAGCGTCTATCACGATATTTGGATTTCCGCTCTGTAGAGCAATCAGCAACACCTTTTCTTCTTTCACCAAAAACGGTCGGTACTTTACAACCATTTTTGTGACAGGTAAAGTCATGGTATAGGTGGGTACTGTAGACGGAGCAAGACGAAGTTTTTCCATAGTATTTCCTTTTCAAGTATACAGATCAGATAGTAAGGTATTTATCCTTGGTTTCCTGTTATTGCATTGCCAATACCCGTAAACAGATTGTTCGCGCCTTCGCGTACACCGGTAAAGAACGAAGCAATTCCCAACCCGTTTCCGTTGTTCTTGGGAATGTTGCCCTTGGGGAGTTCTCCACCGTTGTATTCTGGGAATTGCGGAACAAAGAATTGTGAGGTGTACTTTCTGAACGCAAAGGTGATTTCTTGAGTCAGGTACTCGTTTTCTCGGTCGTTTGCAAAACTCAAATCGCCAATCATTTTTGGATAGGTTTCTTCAACCAGTGAGATATACGACAACTGGTCGCTGCGATCCAATACATGGATGGCTAGCGTTCCTGCAAAATCATCGTAGTACCCCACCTTGTAGTTGTTGTTGTCTACTACTTTGCTCATCCATTTTTCAAAAAAGCCACGCTCTCTCATGTCTCGTGACATGATGTAGGTCAAGGTAATTTCTCCACCGTACAGGATTTCATACGGCATCTGACGAGCAGGTCCGTAGATTCTGTATCCAACGGTTGACACATTTCTGCCGGGAATGGTTACATTTTGGCAGCGTATCATCAGGTTTGGTATGCTTGCACCTTCGTCTGCCATAGCCTTTGGTAGTTGAATTTCTGCCACATAGCGATTAGTGGTCAAGAACCCATTATCCATAATGTTGGATACTATGTTTTCTACTTTGGATGAGCCTTGAAACTGTGTCATAGGTTGTTCTCGGTGTTGATAGCAGAGTTGTACGACATACGACGAATACCCATTTTGCGTCCTTTCACAAACAGGGCTAGATCAATATCCACTAGCACATCCCAAAATTGTGAAGGAATTTGTATGGGTTTTTTACGAAATCCCTCTCTTACATAGCGTCGGTAGCACGGCTTGAAAAACTTGAATTTCTTTGGGCCTTGTATTCTGCGGTATGTTGTACCCAACCTAGTCAGCGATTCGTCGCCGTTGTGTCGTACTGGCAGCGACTTTTCTATGGCGTTGAACAGTTGCTTTCTCCACTTTTGAGCAATAAAGTGTAGGTTGATGCCTTCAAAGCCGTCACGGTGAACTTCTGTGATGATTACCAAAGGAAACACATCGTATGCCACATTTGAATTCAAGAACCGTTGGTCTTGTGGTTTATATTTGAAAAACACCATTTGACCCGGCAGAAACCGAGACGGCATGTGTAGTTCGTTCTCGTCTGCCAAATAGTGCAGCAGTTTTATGTACGACTGGTCTGTGCCACCAAGCCCTGCCACCGTCTCTGATAGCAGTTCTTTTAGTTCTGCTGATTGTTTTGTGTTTTGGTTGGTCATTTCTTGTGTCGGAACAAGTCGTCTTCTGTGAGTACTTTGAATTCCCACCCACGATTAGTCGCTGCTTCTTTGGCGGCTTTCCATTTGGCACAGTTGGTGATCCAAGTTTGGGCTTCGTACAGGTAGTTTCGTGACTGCTTTTTTGGTTTCTTGGGTTCAGAACACTGCTTTTTGGGTTTTACCTCAATCAGCATAGTCTTGATTCCACCGTCTACAGTTTTCATCTCTACTATGAAATCCACAAAGTAGCGGTGTGGTTTGCGATCTAGTGGGCTGATGTACGGTATGATCACTTCTTCTGACCCCCAACGCACCACAGTTTCGCTCAAGTCGCAGTATTTCATAAATCGGCGTTCCCACATGGAGCGATACACGATTTGAGTGGGGTTGCCCATGTACTTGGACGGGTTGGTTGGCTTAAAATATCCTTTGTAGGGCATATAGATATGTAGAACAGACCCAAGAGGAAATACTTAAATGGCATTACCACCTATCACTGGTCAAGGAATCGGCTCCCTCATAAAGCCACAAGAGGCATTGGAATCCGATT